AGTCTTTGCACAAAGTAGCAGTTCAGACCTTTTTAGGTGCTAGGCTGTAAATACAAATCAACTACGAGATTTGGAGAGTGTATGCCTAATCCCCCGAAGCCTATTGAGCAGAAGCGCCTTATTGGCAACCCTGGTAGGCGGCCTTTGCCCAAGGATGCTGTGGAGTTGCCACAGTTGGACATGAGACCTGCCCCTTTGCGCCCTTTGAACGCTACTGGTTTGGCGTTTTGGGATGAAGCGTGGAATAAGGGTCAGTTGTGGTTGGGGCGAACTGATGCTTGGCTTGTGCAACTTACAGCTGAGATGCTTGATGAACGGGATGAATTGCGCCAGATCCTTGCCGAGCGTGTGGCTAATGGTGATACTGATTCGTGGCGTGATCGCAGACAGTTGCGTGATCTTGAGCGTGCGTTGATTTCTAACTTGTCTTTGATGGCTTGGACACCTGTTGACCGCAGTAGGTATGGTTTGGCTGAAGTGAAGGCTAAATCTAAGTTGGCGGAGTTTATGGAGAAGCATGGCTAGTTGGCCACCTGCTTGGCTAACCCCTGTTACTGAAGAGCAGATCGCTAATGGCAAGGGTGAAGCCGTCATTGCGTTTGCTGAAACCTTTGGGATTATTACTAAGGATTCTGTAGCTGGTCGGGCTGGTGTCCCGTTGCAGTTGCGTGACTGGCAGAAAGAGTTGCTTCGCCATGTTTTTGCTTATGACGATAAGGGTTTGAAGCATCGCATCAATTTGATTGGTATGCCGAGAAAGCAAGGCAAGTCGGCTTTGGCTTCTACTTTGGGCATTTATGGGCTTTTAGCGCAGGGCATCAATGGTGCTGAAGTTTATTCTTGTGCGGCTGACCGAGACCAGGCTCGTATCGTGTTTGCTGATGCTAAGAAGATGATTGAAGCGCACCCTGACTTGATGGACATGGTAAAACTGTATAGGGATGCTATTGAAGTGCCTTCTACGGGTTCTGTTTATCGTGTGCTGTCTAGCGAGGCTTTTACTAAAGAAGGCCTTAGTCCAACATTAATTGTGCTTGACGAGCTTCATGCCCAGCCCAATCGTGAACTCTTTGATGTTATGTCTCTTGCACAGGGCGCTCGTGGCAACATGGCTTCTATGATCGCTATTACTACTGCTGGTGTGAAGTCTGATAGCACAGGTCAGGACAGTATCGCCTATTCGTTGTATCAGTATGGTCAAAAGGTTGCTCGTGGAGAAATTTCAGATCCAACTTTTTTCATGGGTTGGTGGGAAGCTCCTATGGAAAGCGACCACAGGCTTGAAGAGACTTGGCGTATAGCTAACCCTGGCATTGACGATATTTGTGCTTTGTCTGACTATGAATCGGCTGTGCTTAGAACACCTGAATCGGAGTTTAGAACTAAACGCTGTAATCAATGGGTGTCTAGCCAGATTTCGTGGCTTCCTACTGGTGTGTGGGATGCTGTGGCAGAACCTGAAGAACTTGACCCTTCTGCCGAGTATGTACTTGGTTTTGACGGCTCGTTCTCTGGAGACACGACTGTTATTGTTGGTTGTCGCAAGCCAAGACACGAAGAAGATAAACCTTATGTCTTTCTTGTGAAGGCTTGGGAGAAACCTGTTGATGCTGACGATACTTGGCGTGTGGACATCGCTGATGCTGAAAACGCTATCAAAGAGTTTTGTGGCAAGTATAAGGTTCGTGAAGTTGCTTGTGACCCTTACCGCTGGCAAAGATCTATGGAAGCGTTAGCTGATGCCGGTATTCCTATTGTTGAATGGCCTTCTACTTCGGCTAGGCGTATGGTTACGGCTTGTGCGGCTTTCTTTGATGCTGTTGTGGAGAAGCGTATAACCCATGACGGAGATCCGTTGCTTGCTCGCCATTTGAGTAACGCTGTCGTAAAGACTGATAATCTGGGTGTAAGAATTGTAAAAGAGAATCGTGCAAGTAATCGCAGAATTGACGCAGCTGTTGCTGCTATCTTGGCGTATGACCGAGCAGGGGCTAAAATAGAAAAGCGGATAGTGCCAAAGTTTTTTGGATAGGTAGATTATGATTTCATCAATAATTCAAGCAACAGGCATCATCATTGTTGCCACAGGCATAGGTTTGATTTATCCGCCAGCAGGTGTGATCGCTTTTGGTATCGGCACACTTCTTTTCGGCTTAGCTCTTGGAATGGATAAATAATGCTCAATAGGCTAATCAACACTCGCTCTGTTTCTTACCAAAGCATTTTCTCTATGGGTGGAGACTTTGGAACTGAAAGCCAAGCAGGTATCAACATCACAGGTAAGAACGCCTATGAAGTTGTTGCTTTCTTCTCTGCTGTCAGCCTTATCAGCGACACTATCTCTACTTTGCCTTTAGATGCTTTTATTCGTGTTGATGGTGAGCGTAAGCCTTACCGACCACGCCCAGCTTGGGTTGACCAGCCAGATGTTGACACTACTCGTCAAGCACACTATGGGGCTGTTGTTTCTTCGCTTCTTGTTTTCGGTAACTCTTACACTCGTGTCTTCAGAGACAATAAGGGCGATGTTGTGAACCTTGTTGTTCTTGACCCTACAAAGATGGAAGTGAAGCGTTCGGCTATCGGCAGGAAGATGTTTGTTTATGCTGACGAACCTAAACCATTGAACTCGGATGAAGTTATCCATATCATAGACCTAGCGACACCAGGCTCACTTACAGGCTTAAGCCGAGTAGATAAGTTAAAAGATGCTCTAGGTGTCGCTACGGCTTTGCAAGCCTACGCAGCTCGCTTCTTCGCTCAAGGTTCTACTACAAACGGAATTATCGAATACCCTGGCGAACTTACAGCTGAAGAAGCTAAAGACCTTCGTGAAGGCTTTGATTCCCGTCACAGGGGCTACAAGAAGGCACACAAGACTGGTGTTCTTTCTGGCGGTGCTAAGTATGTGACTACTACTGTCCCTAACGATCAAGCACAGTTCCTTGATTCACGCAGGTTCGCTGTGGAAGAGATTGCTAGAGCGTTCAACATTCCGTTGCACATGCTGGGCATCCCTGGCACAGCCAGTTACGCTTCTGTAGAGCAAAACAACCTTCAGTTCATCTCTCACACTCTTAGACCTATCTTGGAGAAGCTGGAGTGGGCTTATAGCCGTATTCTTCCTACTACAGCGTTCATCAAGTTCAACTTTTCTGCTTTGCTTCGTGGAGACCTTCAGAGCCGTTACCAAGCGTATTCAATCGCTACACAGGCTGGATTCAAGTCAATTAATGAAATTAAGAAACTGGAAGACGAGCCAGCAGTTGAAGGTGGAGATGCTTTCAGAGTTCCGTTAGCAAATGTGAACATTAACGCTGCTGATCTATCTGAAACTGAAGCTAAGGTCAAGATGGCTGATACTTTGATTGCGGCTGGTTTTGACCCTGAAGCTGTGTTGATGGAACTTGGCTTGCCTAACATTCCGTATATTGGCACTATATCTGCGCCAGAGATGCCATCTCCAGGTGAAGTAGAAGATAGTCCAGAAGATACGACTGAAGACATGACAGAAAGTGTAGGCACTACTTCGTGATAAATCCTGGCGATTACAACATCAAGTGTCCACAAGGGGCAACCTTTGACAAGACTTTCACTATAAGCACAGATGGTCAACCTATGAACCTAACTGGTTATACAGCAGCTATGCAGGTTTGTGAAACTTATGATTCAACTTCAACTGTTTTATCTTTGACTTCTGGCACAGGTATTACTTTGGGTGGAACTGCTGGAACTATCGCTGTTCTTGTGTCTTCTACTGCTACAGCAGCTATTACTGAAGGTTTCTATCAGTATGACCTTGAGATAACTTCGGGTGGTGGAGTTACAGACCGCTTGCTACAAGGCAAGTTTGTGGTCACACCGCAGGTGACACGATGACTAATCTAACAGTCACAGTTGTTGAAAATAATCCAACTATTACTGTTAGCGATAATTCTGTTAGCGTTGCAGTATCAGAAAATACTGTTCAAGTAAATGAAGCAGTCCTAAGCCCTACAGCGATTAGATGGTCACCAACATTTTCGGCTACAGGAATGACTTTTACTGGCTCTGGTGCTACTTATCCTTCTTACAACTCTTATTTTGTAAAAGCAGGGCAACTAGTTACTTTTTGGATTCACATTGATTTGACTACTGTAACTAATTTTGGAACAGGTCAGTATAAGGTTGATTTACCTTTTGCGCCTATAGACAGCACATCTAATCACTTCAACGGATGGGTTTGGGTTGATCCAAGTTCTCCACCTGATGAACTAAATGGACACATTCAAATTGTGGCAGACCATCTACCTGGCTCACAAACTTTAGATTTCCATTGGCTTCAATCTACGACAGCTTCACCTAAGCCGATTATTGAATCTACTTTGAAGCAAGGCACTCCAGTTACTTTTACTACTGCAAGCAGAATGTATGTCAATGGCACATACATTACAGAACAATGGGATTAAATAAATGGCAATTCCTTGGCCTTCTAGTCCAGCCGTAGGTGATACTTTCACTTATGGTGGAATTACTTATACTTGGAATGGTGTTGCTTGGATAAATGAAGTAACTAACACTTCAGGAACTGTTGGTTCTGTAGCAGTTACTGCACCTATAACTAATACTGGAACACCTACAGCACCTGTTATTGGTATTGACCAAACTGGTTTTATTACAACATCAACGAGCGCTAGTGGTGATTTGACTGGAACTTACCCATCGCCAACTTTAGGCACTACAGCTGTAACTCCTGGTTCTTACACCAACACAAATCTTACAGTTGATAGCAAGGGAAGAATTACAGCAGCTTCTAATGGTTCTGGTGGTGGCAGTGTGCCATTTGGCCCACGCTACATAAAGTCAGGCTACATTTATGCACCAATCGGTTTAGTTAATGAAGGTAACTCTGTAGCAACAAGCAACTCAACTGCGTGGGCTGTTCCATTTTATGTGCCAGCAACAATAACAGCAACTTCTTTAGTTGTCGATATTATGTCTGTAGCTGGAACATCAAGCGTAATCCGATTAGGTATTTACAATAACAGTGCAACAGATGATTATCCAAACGCATTAGTGGTGGATGCTGGAACAGTTCCAGCTTCTACAACATTAGGAACAACAGGTAAAAATATTGTGTCTATTTCACAATCATTAACTGCGGGACTTTACTGGTTAGTATCAGCAAAACAAGGCGTAGGCTTTCCAGGTCTAAAAGGTTACACTTCTACGCAACAAAGTATGGTTCAGTCAGTTTTACCAACAGGTATTTCGTCTTCTTCTAGTTTTGGTGCGGTAGCGTGGACAGCAAGCGGTATAACAGGTGCTTTACCTGCAACTTGGACAGCAACAAAAACCTTAGCTATAGCTGCCCCAGCGGTTTGGATAGGATTTTAGAATGTTAGTAACAATTTATGGTTTGGGGGGTTATGACCCTGAAAAAGAAAACAACAACATTATTGAACAGTATGAAGTTGAAGACCCGCAACCAAGTGAAAAGGAATTACTCAAAGATTCTGCTAAAAATAAACTTAGCGCTTTAGGTTTGAGTGAAGAAGAAATACAAGCGTTGATTGGATAGAGATGCCTTACTACATTAGCGATAAACAGCCAGACTGCTCTGGTTGGGCTACTATCAAAATTGAAGATGGTGAGCCTAAGACTTTGGGTTGTCACGCATCTAAGGCTGATGCTATTGACCAGATGGTTGCTTTGTCTTTGGCTGAAGACATTGAACCTGCTGGCGAGTATCAGGCTAACTCGGTTAGAGCTATTGCAACCTACAAGCCAACACAGGGTATGAAAACAGCTGCCGCTCGTGCTTTGCGTTGGAAAGAAGAAGGCAAGGCTACCGGAGCTGGAACACCTGTTGGTTGGGGTAGAGCCACAGACATTGTTTCAGGTAGATCTATGTCTTTAAGTGTGGTTAAAAGGATGTATTCGTTCTTCTCTCGTCACGAAGTGGACAAAAAGGGAAAAGATTTCAATAACCTAGAGAACCCTAGTAACGGAAGAATTATGTGGGATGCTTGGGGTGGTGACGCTGGTTTCTCTTGGTCAAGTAGTATTGTAGATAGAGAATCTAACAACCAAAGGACTTCAATGACTGATGCGGTTTTGAGAGCCAACTCTAGGGCTGAAAAGATTGTTGCTACTCTGCGTAAAATCAATGGTGTAAAACCTACTGCCGAAACTCGTGTTTCTGATGTTGATTTTGAGATTCGTGCAGATGGGGACAAACTTACTTTTTCTGGCTATGCAGCTGTGTTCAACAGCGACAGCCATCCACTACCTTTTATTGAGCGTATCGCACCAGGTGCTTTCAAGCGTTCTCTTCAAGCTCGTAACGATGTGAAGTTGCTGTGGAATCACGATTCAGGTGAAGTTCTTGCCAGCACCCGATCTGGGACTATGCGCCTGTATGAAGATTCAGTTGGTCTAAAGGTTGAAGCCGAGCTAGCCCCGACCACTCGTGGAAAAGATTTGAGTATCTTGATGCAAAGGGGAGACATCAACAAAATGTCTTTCGGTTTTACTGTGCAACAGGATTCATGGTCTCCAGATGGTAATACTAGAACGCTAGAATCTGTTAGGCTTATCGAGGCAAGTATTGTGACCTTTCCAGCCTACGAAGCGAGTGTTGCCCAAGTGCGTTCATTAGACCAAATTGATACCGAGAAACTTTCTGATGCTTTACTAGCATTGGAGACAAGTGATTCATTGACACCAGACCAAGCTGGTTTGTTGGAAAATGTTATCAAGCAACTAACTAAGGGTGAAGCACCCGTAGAAGAAGAAAAAGTTGTTGAAGACAAGACTGAAGAGCCAGTAACTATGATAGGCTTACTTCAGTTGAAGCACACTCTGGAAGGAAAGATGCTCTAATGGCTACTAAAGAACAGATCATAGCTGCTATACTTGAAGTTGCTGGCAATCCGACTGTCGGTGAAATCAAAGATTTATCAGAAGCATTTGCTGATGCAGTTGTTGCGATAGATACCCCTGCTAAAGAAGTCAGGGTTCTAGAAGCAAAAGAAACTCGCTAGTTATTCCCTTTTCTAGCGACACCCCACTAGGTTAATTCCCTTTCCCTGGTGGGGTTTTCTTTTGCTAAGATTTCTGTAAAGACCCCAGAACAGTCCCTGTAATGCAATCCAGCATCGATCAAACTGCTGGGGTTTCTTTTACGCATTATTTTCTACTACTAAACTTAAATAAGTAGTTGAGTGTCAGCACCGCTACATCTGTTGCGTGTCAGCACCACAGGCATCCCTTATTCATTTATTTATAGGAGACTTCCATGTCTGAATTTATTAAAATCCAGCAAGAAGCCCGTAAGTCAGCATACGAGCAAGCTAAGGCTTTGCTTGACAATGCAGCATCTGAAAAGCGTGACCTTTCAGGTGAAGAAACCCAGACTTACGAGCGCATTATGGCTGACATTGACGAGAGAGCAAAGCTTATCGAATCAATCAAGGCAACCGCAGAGCGTGAAGAGAGAGCAGCTGAAGCAGCCGCATCTTTCAAGCCATCTGAAGACACTCGTTCAAACGACTCTGACATTCTTCGTGCTATCGCTATGGGCGAGCAGAGAAGCTACGAGTTTGCCCCAGAAAAGAGAACACTTGTTGGTTCATCTAACACAGTTCCTTCTTCTTTCTACAACCAGGTATTTCAGGTTGCTCGTCTTGTAGGCCCTATGCTACAGACAAGCCAGATTTTCAACACTACTTCTGGTGAGAACCTAACTATCCCTACCCTAACTGCTCGTTCAACTGCTGCTGTTGCTACTGCTACTGCTGCTATTGGTGCAAGCGACCCAACATTCTCAAGCATTACTCTTGGTGCATACAAGTATTCATTCCTTGTAGGCGTAGCCAACGAACTAATCGCAGATGCTGGATTTGACCTAACATCTCTAATCGCAGAACAGGCTGGTAGCGAAATTGGTTATCGTGTCAACAACGACCTAACCATTGGAACTGGAACTGTCCAGCCTAATGGTTTGTCAACTGTTGCAGGTTCAGCGGTTCTTGGTGGAACTGGAGTAAGCGGTGCTTTCACTTACGACAACCTAGTTGACTTGGTTTATAGCATTGATGGAGCTGCCCGTCAGCTTCCTGGTGTTGGTTTCCAGATGTCAACTTCTTCACTTGGTGTTCTTCGCAAGTTGAAGGATGGTGCAGGTAACTACATCTTCGTTCCAGGAACTACTGGTGCGCCAGACACAGTTCTAGGTTTCCCAGTTTATGAGAACCCTGCTGTTGCTGCTGTCGGAACTGGTAACAAGTCTGTTCTATTCGGTCACCTACCTTCATACAAGGTTCGTATCGCTGGTGGAATTGACATTGCACAGTCACCTGATTACGCCTTCAACCAGGATGTAACTACATTCCGTGTGAAGATGCGTGTTGATGGTAACTTGAGCCACGCAAGCCACATCAAGTATTTCAAGGGTGCAGCTAGCTAATCCTTTGAGTTAAGCGGAAAGCCCCCCTAGTGTGCGTAGGCATTAGGGGGGTTTTCTTATGCTATTCTATTCTTACCTACTACGAAAGGCAACAAAAATGGGAAAAATAAAGGGTGCAGTTTCTGTTCTCTCTAACAGCCCTTATCTACCTACAGGTTATGGTATTCAGGCTGGCTATCTTGTTGATCGTTTGAAGCGTGATGGCGTTGATGTAGCTGCTTTGAGCAACTTTGGTCTTGACGGCATCAACAGCACTCTCAAGACACCTTATGGTGAGATTCCACATTATGCTCGTGGCTATGAGCCTTACTCTAACGATGTTATTGCGATGAACCACACTCACCATGTTGCTAATGCTCGTAAGGCTTCTAAAACCCAGTTGAACGATGTTTTAGTGACACTCTATGATGTGTGGGTTTTTAAAGGCAATGTGTATGACAATGTTCGCCAGATCGCTTCTTGGACACCACTAGACCATGTGACTATTCCGCCAGCTGTGCTGAAATGGCTTCAAAGACCTAATGTGCTTCCTATCGCTATGTCTCCTTTCGGTAAGAGACAAATGGAAGAGAATGGCTTGGAGTGCGCCTATGTGCCACATGCTGTTGATACTAAGGTTATGAAGCCAACTAAAACTATCAATGGTGTTGATACACGCAAGTTTATGGGTGTGGCTGACAGCGACTTTATTGTTGGTATGAACGCAGCTAATAAGGCTTCAGGTTTGGTGCATCGTAAAGCGTTTGCCGAGAACCTTATGGCTTTCAGTATTTTCGCTAAGAATAGACCTGATGCGAAACTTTATTTGCACACAGACCCTTTTGGTGGTGCTGGTGGCTGGAATTTGTTTGTTTTAGCCGAATCGTTGGGCATCAACCCAGAGCAACTATTGTTCCCTGATGTCGCTGATTACCGCTATGGTATGAGCCAAGAAGTTTTGGCTGGGTTCTATACAGCGATGGATGTGATGCTTACACCTTCGTATGGGGAAGGATTTGGTGTTCCGACTGTAGAATCTTTAGCCTGTGGGACACCTGTAATCGGCTCAAACTGGGCAGCTACACCAGATTTGGTTTCATCTGATTCATGGCTTGTAGATGGGCAACCAGCCTGGGATGCAGGGCAAAACGCTTGGTGGCAGACACCATCAATCCCATCTATTGTGAACGCCCTAGAAGATGCTTATTCTAAGCGTGGAACAAAGTCCGAGAAAAGCATTGAGTTCGCTAAACAGTTTGATGTTGAAACAGTATGGACTAACGACTGGCTACCTTTATGGAAGAAACTGCTCGGATGATTCCAGTCCTAGGCTTTCTCACACTCAAACGCTTTGACTTAGCTGACAGACTTCTAGCGAGCATTGACTATCCGGTAGAAAACCTAGTGATCATAGATAACTCTGGCAAGCAGGAATACTCACCTGTAAAACCAAAAATGGTTAAGCGAATGTGGCTTATTCAAGTTCCACATGGGCTGGGTTATGGTGGCGGTCTAAACCTAATTGTGAAGACTACTCCGTTTGCCCCTTACTGGGTTTTGGTCAATGACGATTCTGTGTTTGAACCTGGTGCGTTAGAGATTATCGCTAAAGAAACAGATCCTAACACCATCAACTTTCTAAACATCAACCCTAGATGGTCAGGCTTTGTGCTGGGCGAGAAGGTTGTGCATGATGTTGGTTTGTTTGATGAACGCTTCTACCCTATCTATTTTGAAGACAATGACTATCAGCGAAGGATAGAGAAGGCTGGGTTTGAACCTAAGCAACTGTCGGCTTGTCTAGCTCACGACAATAGTTCTACCCTAAATAGTGGCTTTCAGGGGCAAAACGACTTCACTTATCATCGTAATCATCAGACTTTTCAAGATAAGGTTGCTAAGGATGATTTCTCTGAAGGTAATTGGTCTCTAAGGATTAGGAGAATAAACTCGTGGGAATAGTTTATACAGGCGGAACTTTTGACTTGTTTCACGCAGGTCATGTGGCTTTTCTAAGGTCTTGTAAGCGTATTGCTGGCAAGGATGGGCGTGTAGTGGTTAGTTTGAATACTGACGATTTTATAGCTGCCTATAAGGGTAAGCCACCGATTATGTCGTTTGACGAGCGTAAAGCCGTTTTGATGGCTTGTAGGTATGTAGATAGCGTGGTAGCCAATGTTGGTGGAGAAGATTCAAAACCAGCGATAGAAAATGTTTTACCTGATTTTATTGTGATTGGTGATGATTGGGCTAGGAAAGATTATTACGCTCAAATGCAGTTCACACAGGATTGGCTTGACGGGAATAAAATTCAACTTATTTATGTTCCTTATACTATTGGGGTTAGTTCTACGAACATCAAGGCTCGTATAGTAAATAACGCTAAAATTGGTAAGTAAAGACTAGGAGTTATTGTGCCTGTTGTAAATGGTTACGCATCTTTAAACGATCTAAAAACCGCACTTCGTATTCAAGATGGCGTAGATGATTCTCTGCTGGAGATTGCCCTAGAATCGGCTTCTCGTATGGTGGATGAATACACTATGCGTAATTTCTATAACGCTGGAACGGCTACACGCCTGTTTGTGCCTTATGACGATGATTGTCTGGCAATTGATGATGCTATCTCTATTTCAAGCATTTCTGTATCTACTTTGCTGAATAAGACTTATGACCAGACTTGGACTACTGCTGAATACCAGACAGAGCCTTTGAATGGTGTTGTTGATGGTTTATCTGGATGGCCTATCACTCGTATTCGTGCTGTGGGTGTCTGGGAGTTCCCGTATGACGAAGATGATGAAATTGCTACAGTCCAGATCACTGGTGTTTGGGGTTGGTCAGCTGTGCCTACCGCAGTCAAGCAAGCAACTATTATCCAGGCTATGCGTATCTTCAAACGCCTTGATTCACCTTTAGGTGTTATCTCTAGCCCAGACACAGGCTATTTTAGGGTTTCTAACCGCATTGATCCTGATGTGGCGATGCTGTTGAACTCTTACCGCAAAACAAGGCATCTAGGCTAATGGCTAGTGTTAGCGAACTGCGTGAAGGCATTGCAGAGAACCTTTCAACTATTGTCGGTTTGCGTGTGTCTAGCTTTGTGCCGGACAACCCTAATCCACCTATGGCTGTGGTAAGCCCACAAAGCATTGAATACCACAAATCTTTCAACAACGGGTTCAACACCTACAACTTCACTATCGCAGTCTTTGTTGCGAGAGTTTCAGAGCGTGTAGCTCAAAACAGTCTTGATGCCTATTGTGCTGCTACTGGATCGTCTAGTATAAAAAGTGCGATAGAATCAAATAGGACATTATCGGGTCGTTGTTTTGATTTGATGGTGTCTGACATGAGAAACTACGGCTCTGTCATAATTGGAGACAACACTTATCTAACAGCAGAGTTTGACTGTGCTGTTCAAGCAAATTAGGAGAACATACTGTGGCAGTTTATGTAGCAACAGACCACAAGATTACACTTAACGGAACAAACCTTTCAAATGTTCTCCAGAGTGTAAGCCTTGACTTGAGTGCAGATGAAATTGAAACTACTGCTTTTGGTGGCGGTTGGAGAACTCGTATCGCTGGTTTGAAGTCTGGGTCAGTAACCCTTAACTTCTACCAGGACTTCGGTGCAACTTCAGTTGATGCCACTCTAGCCCCACTATTTACTGCTGGTTCTTATGGAACAGTAGTAGTGACCCCAACTTCTACAGCAACTTCTGCAACTAACCCTGCTTGGACTGCTGTATGCTTGGTTTCACAATATAACCCGTTCTCGGCTTCTGTCGGGGATATCGCAACACTTTCTGTTACTTGGCCAACATCTGGCACAGTAACTCGTGCAACAGCCTAATCTAAGGAAAACAATTGAAAATTAACCTACGCATTGAATTTGTTTCTGGTGAAGAAAAAGAAGTTACTTGCTCGGCAGCTGACATAGTTAGATTTGAAAACAAATTTGACTTGTCAGTTGCTGTGCTTGAAACTAATGTCAAACTTACACACCTACTGTTCCTAGCATGGTCTTCTGAATCACGCTCAAAGTCAACTACTAAAGAGTTTGATGTTTGGGTAGATGATGTTGCTTCTATCAAGGCGAGTGAAACAGACCCAAAATAGTTGGGCTGGGCGATGAATCAGCGCATTGGTATATCGCTTCTCTTGCAATAGAAACTGGTATTAGTCCTAACGCTCTTTTAGAGTGTAGTGACAGGATGCTTTGGACTATGGGTAGGTATTTGATTTGGCGTAACCAGCAACAATCTAGGGGATAGAATATAAGAGATTGGTGGTGGATTATGGCAACGATGGTTACTCAAGGTAATCGCACTGGTCTATACATTACTGATTATCGTGACCTTATTCGTGAGTTGAATCGTGTTCAACCTTCTCTTGTAAAGCAACTTCAAAGAGAACATAAAGAAATTGCTAAACCTATGCAGAAGGCTGTCAAAGGCGCTATTCCACTAAATCCACCTACTAGCGGTATTCACAAGAAACGCCCACAGAGAACTGTGTCTGGTTTCTATCCTAGAGTTGTGCCTGGTCGTTTGACTTGGGGTGCTAATGACCAAAATAAAGCTACCCCTGTCCGTTCTGTAAAGATTGAGACCCCTAGTGCAGCTAAGGCGGCTAGGGCTATGCGTAGATCTAAAACTAATGTGGCTTCTATTGCTCGTTTGCGTATAGATAATGCGGCTGTTGTTATGGCTGATATGGCTGGTCGTTCTGGTAAATGGATTAACAAGAAATCTAGAACTAATGAGTATCAGTATTCTCGTAGTGCTACTGGTGTGAGACGGCACAGAATTAATAATCAGGGTCGTGGAATGATTAGGGCTTTGGGTTCTAAGGGTTCTCGTTTTGTTTGGCCAGCAGCAGATAAATCTATGCCTATGGTTCGTATGCAGACCACTCGTAGCCTTCAGAAGGCTTACACCGCTATTAATCGAAGGATGGCTGCCTAATGGCTGGTTCTATTTTTATTCCCCTGATTTCCGTCTTTGATGGTAAGGGTGTCAGTCAGGCTAAAACTGGATTAGCGAGCATCGCTGGTGCTGTAAAGGGTTTGAAGGGTGCAGCTGTCGCAGCGGCTGCTTCTATGGCTACTGTGGGCGCTTTAGGCTTTATTAAAGATTCTGTTGCTTCTGCTCGTGACCTTGAGCGTAACATGGTTGGTCTAAATGGTGTTTTCGGCAATTTGACACCTACTATGACCAAGTTTTCTAAGGATGCTCAAGAGATTGGTTTGAGCCAGATTGAAGCATCTAGGGCTTCTACTTTCTTGGGTTCTGTTTTGAAGCAGTCTGGTTTTACGATGGATGATACTGCCGAGCAAACTAAGAATCTTGTTGGTTTGGCTTCTGACTTGGCAGCTACTTATGGCTATGATGTGTCTGAAGCATTGACTGGTATGACTGCTCTGTTTCGTGGTGAGTATGACCCGATAGAGAAGTTCGGTGTTGCTATGAAGCAAGCCGAAGTTAATGCTTTGTTAGCAGCTCGTGGTCAAAAGGGTTTGACTGGTGAAGCGTTGCGTAATGCTCAAGCACAGGCTCGTCTTGATTTGCTTTACAGCCGTTCACAGGATGCACAAGGCTCTTATGCAGCACAGTCTGATAGTTTGTTTGTTGCTCAAAAGAATTTGGCTGCTTCATTTGAGAATTTGAAAGCAAGTTTGGGTGCTTCTTTAACAGGGCCATTAGCATCATTGCTTTCTGCAATCCAACCTTTGATTGAACAAATGGGTAATTATCTTGCACCTGTTTTTGAACGACTAGCAAAAATTGTTCAAATGCTTACGCCTTTAATTATTCCGCTAGTTGAAATGCTCTTTGTTTTATTTGATGCGTTCCAACCTGTATTAGATGTTTTGTTAGAACTGATTAGACCTTTGTTAGTTCCATTAATCAGTATTGTCAAATTGCTTACTACTGTTTTCAAGCCTTTAGTTCCAATTATTCAAATTGTTGCTGAAACTATTGGCGTTATTTTGATTCCAATTATGCAAGCTATTTCTTTTGTTATCAATAGCGTTATTGCTGGTGTTATTGCTTTGTTTGATGCATTGGCTTCTATCCCAGGTTTGGGTGATGCTTTCAAGGCAGTTGCAGATACTTTCCATTCAACTTATGAATCAGTTACTGGTCTTACAGATAAATTAGAAGAAACAACTTTAGCCAAAACCAAGTTAGACAATAATCTTTCAAAGAAACTGCCAATTCCAGATATTAATGGAACTAATACAGCTTTGGAAAAGGTTGTGCAGAAATCTAAAACTGCTGCTGACAAAATTAATAAATACTTGACTGATGCTCTAAACATTCAAAAAGGTATTCTTGAAGTAGCAAATCTTGCAACTCTTTTCCAAGATACATCTAATGAAGTTGTTGAAAGTATCGTTTATGTTGATGGCAAATTCAAGACTATTGTTCGTAGTGTTGGTGGTGCTTCAAAGGATTTAGGTAAGTCTTTTAGAGATGTTCTTACTGAAATCAAAACTTTTTCTACTAACATAACTAAACTTGATGCTTTGAATCTTGATTCAAATTTGTTGCAACAGATTGTTTCTGCTGGCCCTGAAGCAGGTAATGCTATTGCTGAATCTATTTTGACTTCTGGTAAAGATGGCGTAACTGCTTTGAATGATACTTGGGCTAGTATCAAGCGTGTTTCTGGAAACATTGGTGCAACTGTCGGTGCTACTATGCAGACTACTGGTGCTGAAATTGGTAATGGAATGATTGATGCTATCCAAGCATCTGCCGACAAGTTGAACGCTGTCGCTACGACTATGGGTGAAAAGTTTGCTGCTAGTTTTGGAACTGGTGTTGAAACTAAGTTGCCTGAAACTGTTACTAAGGCCGTTCCGCAGACTTTCGCTGATTTTGTTGCCATGTCTAGCTCTAAGCCAGCGAAACCTGGTAAAGCAAATCCTTATCCAGATATGTCTAGTCTTTTTGGAACACCTGATCAACCTAAAAAAGGTTTCCCTTATGCGAACTTCTCACCTGGCAATAACTATACTTTTGATGCTATGTCTGTCAAAAATCCTTATAGTAAAGAAAAAGAACCAGTAAAGTATAATCTTTTTGAACGAGCAAGAAATACGGCTAATACCTATAACATCAGCGTTACTGTGCCTTATGGTGCTTCTGATGCAGCTATTGGTGCAAAAATTATTCAGCAGGTTCAAGCCTATGAAAAAGCTAAAGGCTCTGCCTGGAGAAAGAACTAATGGCTATAAATAGAGTTACTGTAGGTATTTCAGGAACATCTAATTGGGATGTATCTACTTATGTTTTGAGTGCAAACATTGTTTTAGGTAAGAATCGCCTTTTAGATACTTTTGAACCTGGAACTTTGAATGTTGTTTTGAAGAACTATACTCGTGAATTTGACCCAACTAATACTGGTTCTAGTTTCTATGGCTCTACTACTCCTAAACGCAATTTTGTTAGGGTAACTTTGGCTGGCTATGGAATTTTTTATGGAGTTATTGATAATTGGACTTTTGATTATTCTGTGAGTGGTGAAGCTACAGCTTCTTTTAGTGCTACAGAATATAGTTCTTTCTTCGTGAATCAAAACATTATGGCTACTTCTTTTCCTGCTGAATTGAGTGGGGCTAGAGTTAATCGTGTTTTGAATGATGATGGTGTCGCTTACTCTACTGCTATTGGAGCTACAGTCATTGGCACAGGAACACAGATGCTTGATGCTGACCCATCACCTATCGGTAAAAATGCTTTTACTTATCTTCGTCAAATTGAAACTTCAGAGCAGGGACAGTTTTACTACAACTCTGACGGCACTTTATGGTTTGATGATAATAGTTATCAGTTGAACTCTAATGGTGTTGAACTTTTTACTGATGATGGTGCAGCAAATACTTCTTATCCTGGAACATCTGTTGTTTCTTATCCTTATACTTTTATTGATGTATCTTATTCTTCAGATTTGCTTTACAATCACATAAGCGTTCAAACTGCTGACGAAACAAAGACTACAGTTTCTGATGATGCTAATTCACAGGCACTTTATAGCCGAATTGAATACACAGTTGATGGAGTGCTTTATTCTTCTTCGCAAAAGTTAAGTAATTTGGGTTCTTTGCTTATCAAAAAATACAGCGAACCTGTGTATCGTATTAATTCTTTGAGAGTAAATTTTGCTGGTTTGCCTACTGCAATTCAAGATAGATTGGCTTGGAAAGCAAATTCAGTTAATTTCTTTGCTAAAGTTCGGTTCACACCTAATCGTATTGGTTCTGCTATTGAACGCTATGTGCGTATCATTGGTATTGAGCATGAGATAAGCCCAGGTAGCCACGACATTTTGTTCAAATTTGACAACATTACTGTCCAGTATTTAGTGCTTGATGATAGTGAATTTGGTAAGTTAGACTATTATTCGTTGGGTTTGTAAGGAGAGATAATGGCTGGTTCGGGTCGTAAAACTTTTACATCAGGTTCTGTCTTGAGTGCTGCTGATGTGCAAAATTATTTGCAAGACCAAACTGTTATGGTTTTTGCTGGCACAGCTGCTCGTGGTAGTGCTATTGCTACTGCTACTGAAGGTATGGTTTCTTATGTGACTGATGCAGACCAAATTCAGGTCTATAACGGCACTAGATGGATTCCCCAGGCTTACGCTCAAGCAGCTGGAACAGCAAGTTCTACTACTACTGCTTTAGCTGCTGATGCAACTATTGGCTCAATCCCTATTACTTTTCCTACTGGTCGCTTTACTGTTGCCCCAATTATTCAGGCTTGGACTTATAGTGGTCGCTACATCGTTTATCCAACTGCCGTAACTGCTGGTTCTGCAACTATGGCTGTAAGAAATGTGTCTGCTGGTGCTGGTAGCGATGAAGTTATTTACTATACCGCTGTGCAGATGGCTTCTGGAACGGCTGCTGGCTAATGACTGAAACTAAAAGACCTAATAATGGCGAACTTCTACAAAGAATTGTTGATGATATGGCTGTAATCAAAACTGACATTGCTGTTATCAAAAAGGATGTCACTATTCAGTCTGATCTAGTTATTGACCACGAAGCTCGTATTAGGGAGTTGGAGAAGGCTCGCTGGCAGTCCGCTTGGGTTACTGGTGTGCTTTCAGCAATTATTACTTCTGGACTTGTTGGAATTTTGATAAGACTACTGCAATAGAAAGGTATTATGCCAAAGTTGACAAGACTTTTATTTGTTTTGTTTTTGGCATTTGCACCGATTCTGACCTTTACACCTACGGCACAGGCAGAACCCATACAGGGTTTAGGTGTAGATGTCTATACATTTGATCCGTCAGCGTTGCCTGAACGCCAGGCTTACTCTTTGTGTGCTACTGATACTGTTTGGGTTTTTGCACCTAACATTGATGCTGACTGGGGTGGCGATATTGTTGCTGGTTGCCAAGGGGATTTTGTCCTTATTCATTATTCGGGTTATTTAATCTCACCTAAATCTGCGGACATTACTTTTCAATCTATTGCTGATGATGGTTTTTGGTTTTCTTTAGATGATGTCCCTGTGATTGATGATTGGGTGTTGAAAGGTTGTTCCGGTAGCTCTGCGACTGTGCCTATGATCGCTAATCAGCCTTACAAGTTTGATGCTTGGTGGTATGAGTATGGTGGTGGGGCTTGTAATCGATTGTTTTGGGATGCTGAAGGCGAAGGAATGAACATTGTTTCTCCAACTGCATTTAGTAGTGAGCCTGTTGTTGTTGAGCCACCTATTGTTGAACCACCGATTGTTCCAGATCCAGAACCTACTGTTCCACCTGTTATCCCAGAACCGCCTGTCGTTCCAGAGCCACCTGTAGTTCCAGAACCACCAGTTGTTCCAGAGCCACCTGTTGTAAAGCCACCTGTGGTTGTTCCGCCTGTGGTGATTGAACCAGAGCCGCCTGTGGTGGAAGAACCTGTAGTTGAGAAGCCAGTTGAAGAACCTGTTGTTGAGCCTGTTCCAGAGCCATCTATTACTGATGTTAGTTTGGCTTCTATTGACCCACAGAGCCTTTCAGATGCAGATGTGGCTCTACTTACAGAAGATGCTTTACAGACCTTTGAAACGGCTGTAGAAGGCTCTGAAGAGTATTTACAGGCTCTTGAGCAACTGATGATTGTTGCACAGGCTGATGACATTACTATTTCTGAAGAGATAGCGAATGTTCCTGTGCTGGGTGCAACGATTGTTGGTTTGACTAACGCTTTGAACGCTTTAGGTAACTTTGGTGCTGACATGTCTCCAAAGGTTAGAGCTAAGGCAAAGCAAGAAGTTGTGGCAGCTGTGATTGTCACACAAATAGCGACTACGGCAGTTGGGCTGACTGCTTCAGCACCATCATCTATTAGGAGAATAAAGTGAAGAACTTTTTGAATGACATTGTTGGTCAAATCTGGACACTTTTGGGTATGTTTGTTGCCTGGATCGTGTTGGAAGGCTCTGCGAAGAGTGTTGTTGGCTGGTGTATTCTGGTATCACTAGCGGTGTGGATTGTCACTTTCCGCTTACGCAACCCGAAGGAATAACCATGTCTGCTATCTATAAAGAGCCTTTTCCAGCCAAAGTTCGTGGAGACGAATTTGGCAATTTAGCCCCTTATCGTAATGGCAGACCGCATCGTGGTCAGGACTGGTCTCCTAAAGAGAAGTCACCTATCCCAGCGATTACTGATGGCACAGTCTTTCTAAACGAATGGACTGATGTTTTGGGTTGGATTATTGTTCATTCAACTAAGGATGGGCATTGGGTTCTTTACGCTCACCTTGCAGAGCAGTCACCTTTGAAGAAGGGTGACAAGCTCGCTGTTGGTGACATTATCGGTAAGGTTGGTGGCGGAAGAAACACTCCGTCAGGTTCTGCTTCTACTGGAGCGCACCTTCACCTTTCTATCGGTAAAGCAAACAAATCTTGGTCAAACCCTGCAATTCATCTGTCAGCCTACGAAGACCTTGTTGATCCACTAAAGCACATTCTCGCAAACAAAGGCTAATTATGAACTGGAAACTCGCAGGTAATGTTTTTCTCCGTATTATTGCAACATTTGTTGCTTCAGCTCTAGCTGTCATTGGTGCAGGTAGTCTGGGTGGTGTTCCTGCCGCCACAGCAGCCTTTATCGGTGGTATTTTGGCTGTCGCTAAGGTGATTGAGCGTTTGTCTTTGGCTTTCCTTGAAGATGGAAAACTTAGCAACAATGAGATTAACGCTGCTTTCCAGCAGAGCGTTCAGTTGAAGAATGTGAAAGTTGATTCCGAAGTGGATGAAAAGAAATAGCTTTAGTAAAGTCTGTTCTTTCTTCAGGGGTTAGACCACCCCAAATGCCGTAGGGTTCTTTCGCTTCTAACGCATACATTCTGCAAGCATCTATTACAGGGCATTGGCTACATAAGTATTTAGCTGCCCCGATATCATACCTTTTAGCATCTTCTGTGCCTTCTGGGAAGAAGAACTCTGGCGCATCTACGCAGGGTGTTGTGCCGTTTTCTTCTATTTTCTCTAATAGTGAAAAAAGTTTTTGCGTAATAGGTATCATTTGTCGGTGGTCTGTCATACACTTACCTTACTGATAATTCGATCAGTTGTAAATAGGAAAAGGGCGTATGTCTAACAAATTAGAACATGGACTTTTTGGCTCTGCTAAGTTGATTGGCGAGTTCGAAAACCAAAGTCCAGAATGGCACGAACTGCGAGCTAATGGTATCGGTGGCTCACAGGTTGGAACTATCCTAGGGTTGAACCCTTGGGAATCGGCTTACACTTTGTGGGCTAAATTATCTGGCAAGATCAATGCTGATTTTGAGCAGAATGAGAAGATGCGTTGGGGAACACTTGTTGAACCACTTATCTTTGACGAGTGGGGTTTGCGTAACCCTGAATACAAGATGTTCACTACCGGAACTTGGGCTGACGGCTGGAAGCACGCTAACCCTGACGGCATCTTGTTTGATGGTGAGACCTATGGTCTGCTTGAGATCAAAACTGCTGGTTACCGCTGGGATTCTGTCCCAGAACATTATGCAGCTCAATGCACTTGGTATATGCATCTGCTTGGGTTAAAGTGGTGCAAAGTTGTTGTGTTGTTCCAGGGCAACCAGTTGGAGACTTTCCATCTTGACTATGACCCTGATTTTGCTGACCGCATGGTCGCTAGGGTGGAACAATTCTGGGCTAATTTGGCTAAGGATGAAGCACCCAACTGGGATGGCTCTGAAAGCACTTTCCAGACAGTCAGACAGATGCATCCTGACATTGTTGAAGATGAAGTGGAGTTAGGTGATTTGGCAAGTAATTTGCTGTTTGCTCAAGCTGACTTCGAATTGGCTAACGAAAACTTTACAAAATTAAAGAGCGTAATCCTAGACAAAATGGGTAAAGCAAAGTATGGTTTATCAGGTGGCAAGGTGATTGCTACTCGTTCTTCCAGAAATGGTGGAACTCCGTATCTAACAATTAAGACAAAGGGTTAAAAATGAAAATAACTGATGTATCCGGTATCAAAATTGGCGATAAGGTCGCTATCACTATCAGCAATGATAAAGCTAGATCTGCTTCTATTAGCGGTGAGCTTGCAGGTATCCAAACATACGCTGGTGACAAGGTTGCACTTCTTGTCCTTGGCTTAGGTCAATGGATCTATCTTGAATCCAACATGACTGTGACTTGGGCAAACTAATGGGGTTCGATCTTTCCCAGTATCAGACTGTCCAGGAGAGAATTGACCTGTTCTGGAATTCTTTTCCAAACGGGCGTTTGAACCTTGAGATCGTTTTGTTGAACGAAGCACAGGTTGTTATGAAGGCTGAAGTCTATTTGGATAAAGCTGACGAGAAACCAGCCGCTGTTGATTTCGCTGAAGAGCGTTTAGGCACTAGCCACATCAACAAGGTATCTTTTGTGGAGAACTGTGCCACTTCTGCTTATGGTAGAGCGATTAGCGCTTTGGGCGGTCAGTTTAGCCCTAAAGGTAAGCGACCTTCAGCACAAGAGATGGAAAAAGTAATTCGTGTTAACGAAATCTTATTCACTAAGGCTGAAGAACTGTTCAAGGCTAAAGATTTAGTTGCTCTAAAGCAAATTTATGTTGATGCTAAGAACGCTAAATTACCTAAAGAGCAGTTAGACCAGATTGTGACTTGGGGGCGTGAACTTGGAAATAGTTAGTCCAGACCAAGTTATTGCCAAACTTAATGAACTTATCCAAACAGGCGAAAAGGGTATCAATGCTTTGTATGATGCTGAAATCAAGGTCGCTGACAGGGATTTGGTTTATGAGAAGGCTTACCAGTCGGCTTTTCTTGAAGCGCAGGGAACTGTTGCCGATAGAACTGCTGTCGCCCGTCTAAAGACCGCTGATCTTCAGTTTGAACTGGATTTGGCTAAGGTCGAGTTGAACAGAGTGAAGGCTAAGATCAAACAGATCTCTGATGCCGGAACTTTGACTGCTGTTATCGCTAAACAGGTGGAGTTGACTTTTAGGCATGGTTAGTAAAGCAACCTGGTCTAAGATTTTACAGCGTGATGTGTGTTGTTGGCATTGTGGGCGCATAGATGATACTCTCGTGCCACAGCACCGCATCAATCGTGGGATGGGCGGCTCTAAGTTGCTTGATGTTCCATCTAATTTGATTGCTTTATGTTCGGATGCTAATGTGCTGATGGAATCAAACGCAGAGTTTCGGGATAAGGCTTTGGTCAATGGCTGGAAGTTGGAGAGATTTAAGTTTCCAGAGCAAACACCTGTCTATGATTTTATGAAAGGTGACTGGTTTCTGCTTGATAACGAGTGGAACAAGACACCTTACCGGCTACATTTACACTAAATAATTACGAAAGGGAACGATGAAGAAGATTAAAGACAAAGATTCTGCCGAGTGGCTAGCTTATCTGGCTACCTTGGAGAAAGAACGCACCGACACAACCTGGACTAAATCTAAACCTACTGAAGTGGCTTTGAACAGCGCTTATGGCAGGTATTTGAAGCGTTGGTTCAAGTTACAGGTTTTACACGCTGAAACTATGCGAGAACAGAGAGATAAGTTGTTTTTTAATGCTGGGCGTTATGCAGCTGGAGATAGAGACGATATTGCTAGATCTTCACACAACATTGTGACCGCTTTGCTGGATGGTGAGAACTAATCATGCTAAACCTACGCAAAAACGGCTTCAAACGGCTCGTAGGGGGCTTTTCATGTCAGTAGAGATGATCGCACTCGTTCTAAACAAAAGTCGTGCTGAAGGGCGAGCAAAACTCGTTTTGATAGGTATTGCTAATCATCATGGCGATAATGGTGCTTGGCCGTCTCTTGAGACCTTAGCTAGATACGCTAACGCTTCTGAAAGATCTGTCCGCAGAGATTTACGATACCTAGAAGAACTCGGCGAACTTTCGGTTGAAATAAACGGCTCTGAATTTGGTGGTCAATACAAGACAAACAAGTATTGGATCACTTTGTCAGGGGGGACAGACTGGGTAACAGGGGGGACAGATCAGGTCACCAGGGGGGACAGACTGGGTAAGTCAGGGGGGACAGATCTGTCCGACAAACCATCAATAGAAACATATATTAACCTATATGCTCATTTTGAAGAATTTTGGAATGTTTATCCACGCAAGGTTTCTAAGCGAGCAGCTGTAAAAGCTTTCGAATCTGCTTTAGGTAGAGCATCGCATGACGAGATTCTTGCTGGGGCTATCAGATTCGGTAATGACCCTAATTTGCCGCCTTTAGAGTTCATCCCGTATCCGACAACCTGGTTGAATGGTGATCGTTGGGCTGATGGTTTACTTCCTGAAAGAACAAAGTCGAAGGAAGAACTTTTGGCTGATGCTCGTAAGGCTGAAGAAGCAAGACGAGAAAAAGATAGAGAGATTGAACGCCAAAGGGCTTTGGAAGATAAGTTGCGTGAAGAAGAAGTAAAAAAGAACGCTCCAAAGCTTTGTGTGCATGATCGCATCGTCTATAACTGCTATGAATGTAAGTTGCAAAACCGCAATAAGGAAATAGACTGATGTTGTGGATGATAACAAGATTATCTGTAATCGGTGCGGTTACTCGTGGGTGGTTGCACCCCAGAAGCGTGAGCGAACAGATCTTTTTTGCGTGTCTTGTCGTGCCAGACCTGCAAAAGTTGTGCAGTATGGTAATCTCAAATGTATTCCACACAAAGGCGATTTTGCTGAAGATGGAATTACACCCGTATCTGGTGGGTCAGAAGTTTTACCAGGTAAAAGAATATGTAATCACTCCGATTGCATAAATCCAAAACACATAGAGAAAGGGTAAATTATGCCCAACACAATCAAAGCAACAAACCTAACTGTGACTAAGGCTTTTCCAAAGTTCTTTATCGCACAGGACACCTTCAAAAAAGCGGATGGAACTGAAGGGAAACAGAACTACAAAGTTTGGTCTAATACTGTAGTTCAGATCGGGCAGACTGTAAACATTATTGGTTCAGCTTCAGCGAATGTCAATGAGTTCAACGATCAGGCAACAGGTAAGCCTGTGGTTTATGCACAATTGTCTATCAACGCTAAGGAAGTTGAAATCCTTGGTGCTGCACCTTCTAGCTGGGACACATTTTGATTTTTGCCTATCTAATTCTTTACACAACCATTCTTAGTTTTGTTTGGTTGGGTTTGAACGCTGATGGGCAGACAGAAGTTGCTTTAGCCTATAGTTTCGCCGGACTGTATTTTCTAGTTCTTTGCGTGAACTACTATAGAAAGCATGATAAGTAAGTTTGCTGTTTTCGGTGTCCCTGCACCACAAGGCTCGAAACGCCATGTAGGTAATGGGCGCATGATTGAAGCCAGCAAGTTTCTTCCAGCTTGGCGTAAAGCGATTGAAACAGAATGTCAGTCTCTTTTTGAAGAACCAATGGATGGGGCTTTGGAAGTGGAACTTTGGTTTTATCTTCCAAGGCCTTCTTCTGTTTCTAGGGACTATCCAACTGTGATGCCTGATTTGGATAAGCTGGTGCGTAGCGTTGGGGATGGTTTGACCCAGGGTGGGGCTATTGCGGATGATGCCCGTATCGTTGATTTACACGCCTATAAGCGTTATTCGGTTGATGGTTGGACTGGAGTTCACATCAAGATCACTCAAATAAAAGATTAAACTTTCTGGCGTGTTGCTATTGACTTTGGGATAAGTGCTGGTATAGATTTAGGTCATAGCGCAAAAGAAAGGGAATCATGGCTAAACACAAAGCAGAATACAACCTGCTAAATGAGCTAAGACCAATCTATCTACGCCTACTAAACAGGTGGCGTTTTTTCACTAAACCAGCACTAAAGAAGGGAATAAAAAATGTCTTTCACAGAATCTGAAGAACTAAACAAATGGATTCACAGGTCATACGAAATCGGTAAGCGTGAAGAGCGTGAACGCATCATCAAACTGCTAGAAGAAAACCTTGAAGGCGTTTTGCGATTTTCTAATGTCAATGTGAAAACCCCTACCAGCCCAGAAATCGTTATGAGTTCTTTTACAGGTGACATTATCTCTCTTATTAAAGGAGAGGACTAATGAGTGAATGGGTAAGTGATTACACGCCAAGTATTCAGGATATGCGTGAAACTTATGAAGAAACCCACTTTTATGCTCCACACACTAATAGCGTGAAAGAAAAGAATGCTGAGTTTGACCGATTTCTTGAACTTGTGTATCAAGTTGAGCGTGAACGCATCATCAAACTGCTAGAAGAACTTGAAGCCGTAGGAAGCAACCCTTTGACTGGTCTTTACTTAAACACAACAAGTCTTATCGCTGTTATCAAAGGAGAGAACAAGTGAAAGCAATGGCTAAATACAAACTTCCTACAGGGCAATTCGCTATGGCATCATGGGATGTTGGAGATGACTGGCCTGACGATGTTTTAAAGCAAATGGCAGAAGTTAGCAAACCAGAATGGACGCTGATGTCTGTAATAAAATTCCCTGATGGCATAAATCAGGAATGGGTTTATAAGGTAGAAATTACCGAATGTGAGTGTGACCCTTGTAGCGATGAAAGCTGCTCTTGCCGTAAAAAATGCGACTTCTGTGTGAATGAATATGAAAATCGGTAGCCTATTCTCTGGTTATGGTGGACTAGATCTAGCCGTAACCGCAGTCACAGGTGGCGAAGTTGTTTGGCATTGCGAATGGGATGATGCACCAAGCAAAATCCTTAAACGCAACTTCCCAGGCATTCCAAACTATCGTGATGTCACAAAAGTTGATTTCACACAAGTAGAAAAAGTAGACATTTTGACTGGCGGTTTTCCTTGCCAAGATCTAAGTCTTGCCGGTAAAAGAGCAGGTTTGGCTGAAGGCACAAGAAGTGGTCTTTGGTCAGAGTTTGCTAGAGCTATTGAAGAACTGCAACCTAAATTGGTTGTTATAGAAAATGTTAGGGGTTTGCTAAGTGCTAAAGCAGATAACGGAATGGAATACGATTCACAAACTTTGGATGATTGGGGAAGACAACCTGTTTTCACAGCAATACAGGCCGTTCTCGGATCGCTGGCCGACTTGGGGTATGATGCAAAATGGTGTGGTCTTCGAGCTGCCGATGCAGGTGCGCCCCATAACAGATTTAGAGTCTTCATTATTGCGTTCCCCCAAAGCAAGTGAAGGTTCTGGCGGGGCTTTAGGTGAAGCCGAAGCGTTGAAGCGTGGCAATACTGTTGGTGTTCGTGATCAGGTCATGGATTTGGTTGCAAGCCAAGGTTTGAAAGTTTCTAGAGAAGCAGATAATTTGCTTCCTACACCCAACACGATGGAACACAGGGAAATCAAAACACCTGAAGAGATCGCTGAATTGAAGGAGCGCAGTTCAGGGGGTTATAGAAATCTTCGTGAAGTAGTAATCAACGAGTTACCTGAAAATGATTTTCTTGATGATTTCGATGATTCTGAAATAAGGTTGCTTGGCACTCCTAGGACTTCTTCAGCTAATGGTTCTACCAGTAAAGAAGTTGAGAATGGTGCGCCTAAAGCTAGGCTTGAAGATCAAGTGCAACTATTGCCTACACCTATTGTTCGTGACTATAAGGATGGGTCAGCCGCACAAACTCGTGATGGGGTTGTTTCTGTAGATACTGTGGCTAGAGCTATTTTCAATAGCGGTGAAGTTTTGCTTCCTACATTGCGAGCTTCTGATGGCTATGAGCGCAGAAACCAAAAAACTATGGACAAGATTGCTACCGAAGGTGGTGATCTAACGATGCCTACTTTGGCTAGAACAACTATTGACTGGGGTAAGTTTGCGCCAGCTATTGAACGCTGGGAAGCAATCACTCGCCCTGCACCTGCACCTACTAAACCAGATGGTAAGAATGGTAATCATCGCCTGTCAGCTGAATTTACTGAATGGATGATGGGGTTGCCTGAAGGTTGGGTTACTAGCCCTGAAATTGGTTTGAAGCGTAACGATCAACTCAAGGCTTGCGGTAATGGTGTTGTTCCACAGCAAGCAGAACTAGCTTTGAGAATACTGCTACAAGACATTGAACTGGAAGGAAAATAATGAAAACTGCAACACAACTAAGAGATGAAGCACTAGATCAAGTAGAAGAAAACGCTAACGCTGAATGGACTAACCTGGTTGCTCAAATCATCAAAGATTTGATCGCAAAATCAGCAACTATCACATCTGACGATGTTTGGTTAGAACTACAAAACTATCCGGCAATCACAACCCATCAGCCATCTGCTATGGGGGCAATGTTTAGGTCAGCTGCGAAGCAAAACCTAATCACACCTACAGATAGGTTTATTTCGTCTGTTAGACCATCATCACACGCTAGACCTATTAGAGTTTGGCAGTCTAATGCTTGAACTATTTGGTTCTATAGGAGTTTTAGGCGTAGGGATGCTCGTAGTTGGCTTTGGCTTACTTTGGTGGCTATCAAAAATAATTGAAAACACAAACCCATTTGATGATGAAGGAGATACAGATGAATAAAGCACAAGAAGCAGTAAAACTACTTAGAGACGATAACCTACTTTGGTCAGCGGACTTTGATTTGGTCAGACACAAGATAGCTGATGTTATCGAAGAAGCAAACACAATCACTCACCCTGTAATTCTGGCTACTATTCGTGACCTATGCCATCACCTAACTAGCCCTGTCCTATTGGAGAAAAATGATGCTTGAAAACATGAACCCAACCAGCCGCCAGTATTCCTGCAAAATGAGAACCATCATTGAATCTCTAAATGATGCCGATAGGAAAATTCTGGTTGAAGCATTAGAATCGCCTTTGTGGAACAATTCTGCTCTCACAACAGCTCTAAATGAGCGTGGTCTCAAAGTAAGTCGCTATTCAGTTGATAGCCATACCAGAAAGCAATGTTCATGTTGGAGAATTTAACACCAGCCACAAAGGTTGCACCACCGCAAGGCTGGAATCCTGCCGTAGAGTTTGACGGCACAGAAGGCACAGCAACTCTTCCACCTATCGCTGACGATGAAAAGCCAGATTTTGACCAGTTTTTGGTTGATGCAGGTTTTGATCCAGAGCTGATTGAAATTGTTGGTGAGCCTAGGACTAGCCGTTGGCAGGTTGCTAGACCTTTCCCACTTGAACCACAATGGCTTACAGCCTACAAGTTCCGGTTTAGGAAGCGTAATTCAGTTGTAGATCTGCCTTTGCTTTATTCACAAGTAAAGAAAACAAAAAAAGTTGAACCCAAGATTACTGATTCTGGTAAAGCGTTTATTATTCTTTGGTCTGATCTCCAGGTTGGTAAGGCAGATCATCGTGGGGGGACAGCAGAGTTGCTTGAGCGCATTGAGCAGAAGAAGACGGCTCTTATCGCAAAAGTGAAAGAAGTTAAGCCAGAGAAAATCATTTTCGCTGATGTAGGCGATGTTATCGAAGGCTTCTCGAACACAGCAAATCTTATGCAGCTTCAATCGAACACGCTCTCAATTATGCAACAGATTGATCTAGCTACAACTTTGGCGTGGGATGTTCTAAAGGAACTCTGTAAGTTTGCACCTGTATCTTATCTTTCGGTTGGAAGTAATCATTGCCAATGGCGTGTAAGCAAACAGCGTGTAGGCACAACCCTAGACGATTGGGGTATTCACATTGGTAGAACTCTAGCTCGCCTAGCAGGTGAAGTAGGGTTGCCTATCAAGTTCTTTGAGCCACAACCTAATGACGAAAGTTTGGCTTACGACATTTTTGGTGACGAATTCCACATCCTAGGTTTATGGCATGGACACCAATCGGCTAGACCAGACCAAGTTCCAACTTGGTGGAGACAGCAAGCATTTGGTAGGCAACCAGTAGCCAGCGCAACTATCGGCATTTCTGGTCATTTCCATCATCTAAGAGTTCAAGAACTTGGTTCTACCCCTAGGGGAACAAGCCGTTTCTGGGTTCAAGCTGCCACATTAGATAATGGTTCTGGCTGGTTTAGGCAGACCGCTGGTGAAGATAGCCAACCAGGACTTGTCTGTTTTTCAGTTGAAAAAGGCAAAGACTTTACCGGAACTGTTTGGAAACTCTAGATTTTATGCTAGATTTGGTTTAGATCTCCTAGTAGCCATGCATGTAAAAGCCCTGTTGCTAGGAGATCTTTCCTTTACATTTGATCTACGATTGGAACATTATGGAAACATTTGTTTGCGCTAACGGACATCAAATGACTATTGTTTTTGATAAAAAATCACCTAGACCACCATTTTGTTTGAGTTGTTTAGGTAGTTGGATTGAATAATGATACGGGAGAGATGTTCTTGTGGGGCAGAGTTTGAGACAGATGAAAAATCTGCTTTACAGCTCCTAAAGTCTTGGCGAGCAACTCACCGACACGAAATAACAGAGCCAGTAAACTTTGTGAATAGCAGCTCACAAGTTGAGCAAGCAACACAAGCAATAACAAAAGAACCAGAACTACAAATCGGTTTTAGACCTGAAGGAGACTAATGCCAGTTTATGAATATCAATGCTCTAATGGCCATAAGTTCATTATTACTGAACCAATAAACAATAACCATATTCCACCAAAAAAGTGTAAGCAATGTAAAGAAAATTTGGTTAGACTATTTGGTAGCCCATCAGTCCAGTTCAAAGGATCTGGTTGGGGTAAAGATTAGAAAGGGAATAATGAAACCTTGGGAAAAGCTAGTATTTGGTTTGAATTTGGTTCTAACAGCAATAGTTTTGGTTCAAATGATCATTTGGTTCGACAATCCGGTTGAAAATTGTTGGGACAAATACCAAACCGAAAAGCAAGCAATAGAAAACTGCGAAGATCACAATGGGTAGGTTTCCTAAACCTTGTCTAGACTGCGGTCAGCTCACTACCGGCAATAACAGATGTGATGAACACGAAAATCTGGTTGAACAGTTACATAACGCTAAAAGGGCAGTAGTAAAGAAACAGACGGGACAGTATTCCGGTGATTACAAGAAAAGGGCAAAACTGGTTCGTGAGACTGCTTTACTTTGCCATTTATGCGGTGATGGTGCTAGGGTTAATGATCCTTGGGTTGCTGACCATCTTAATCCTGGGGAATTTGGTTCTAATGCGATCTTGCTGCCAGCTCACAAGAGTTGTAATGAGAAGCGTGGAAATAAACCAGTGATCTAAAATTTGGTTATTTGGTTCTAAAATTTGGTTGTGATACCCAATACCAGGTAACAAGCTAGACCCCCTAATCTTTGTCCGTTAGGGGGTTTTTAGCTTTTATAACGAATTTATAACGAAACGCAACAAAGTTGATCTTTATTGTCCAGGTCTGCCGTATTGTGTGTTTTGTAGCTGATAACGGCTACCTAAACAAAAAGGGAAAAAATGGAACTAACAAATCAAGAAGCAAGAATTATCAAGCGTATTTACGACAAGTATTACGCCAACAACATTTCTGCCGCAGAAGCTTTAGCAGATTTGGAAGAGCTGATCACTGGCGGTGACAACTAATGGCTAGACAAGTAGTGTTTGTTATCTCTGTTGATATTGACAACAAGATCGTTTTTATAAATGATGATGTCCTAACAACTGTTTTCGAAGCTGACCAGAGCGTTTGGGACACCGAAGCTATGGAATGGCGTAAGCACACCTATAACGAATACCAGAAAGCCCTTCGTCTCCTAAACACCGAGAAACTGGCGGATGACTAATGACTAAGGAGCAAACCTGGGAATTACTAAACATCTATAACCTATTGGCAGACACAGATCGAGCTAACAACAGTTACGGGTTTAATCTGCTAACCGAATTCATTGAAAATAATTGTTTTGCAACACCGGAAGATAAGGAAAAGGGTGAATGAGTATTAGTTACGAGAGAAATTACCAAGGAGCTTGGGTTCTAACAACACTTGCCGGAAATCGTTTTTATTCGAGAGTGTATTACGGCTACACAAAAAAAGAAGCAACAGAACTATTTAGAGATTATGTGAAGGGAACTAACTAAATGAAATTGGCAACTAAACTCTGGGAAATCTATAACGGGGATGAAACTTTTATCTCTTGCGCTAATTGCAGCTTCAAGTTTCTTATGGAGCTTTACAACAAAAACTCGATCTCTGTTATGCCTATGTATGACAAGAATTATAAAGATGAAGCTTCGGGGATCACTGCCCAAGAAGATTTCTTCAACGAACACTCTTTAGACAACTGCGAGACAGAACATTTTTGCTCCGGTTGCAACATTAACTTAGATGAAGGGAACTAAATAAATGTTTGATTATTCTGTAACTTTTAGCTTCGAGCTATTTTCGATCACTACTGGCGTTTATGCCCTAAATGTTCGCCTAGCCAAAAAATACGCCAAAGAAAGAATTTTGGAGTGTTCTGGTCTGGATGTAGATGATTTGTCTCACGAGATCACTGTCGAAGCTATGGGGAGACTTGTCTAATGGGTAACGCTTGTAATTTTTGTGGTAGTGATGATATGGATAAGGGAGATTTGAAACCTTATCTATTTGGAAATAAATTTACGGGCGAGAGCTTCGGTCAAATTTGCAGCTATTGTTTAGAAAACTACATTAACTAAAGAAAAGGAAAAGGGAAAATGGGTCAGTATCATTTGCTCATAAATAGTGAGCGTAAAGAATTTGTAAATCCCCGAATGTTAGGTATGGGTATGAAGCAGATGGAGCATTGCGGATTTCTTGGCGATTTGCCGTTCATCCAGTATTTGCTGACTACTGCAAGCCCTGGGCGTGGCTTCGGTGATTTCTCGTTGAATAATGATCGAGAATTTATTGGGCGTTGGGTTGGAGATAGAGTTTTTATTCTGGGTGATTACACAGAAGAGAATGATGTTCCTAAAGTTAGGTTTGCCCATAAGTTTTGGATGGCTATTCACGCAGTAGATACTGACTGGACTGATGTCAGTGATCTTGCTGCCGAAGCTTTACAAAAACTAGATTTAGATAAAATCTACAATTAGAGAAAAGGAAAAAGGGAAAATGAAACCAGTAGTAATGGATAGACATATTGCTAATCTTGGAGAGCAAGCCGGTATGGGTGATGAATGGCCCGAACTATTTTGCGATGAAGAGTTTATGCGGATGGTTCAAAAACACTATAACGAGATGGTGAAATACATTAAAACTACTTACGGCAACGCTAAGTAAAACAAGTAAAGGAAAAAGGGAAATGATCGAAACTGTTTTTGTTGGACATCTATCAACAACTCACTTTGATTTCTATGTTGTTGCAGACACAGAGCAAGAGCTTATAAATCAAATGGCTAAAGCCTGGGCAGAGCATAGGACTAAAACTGGAGCGTCTCTGCTCTGGGATGATGTTAGCGAAGATTTCTTTTATAAAGCTATGCCAGTCAATTCAACACACAAAAGATAAGGAAAAGGGAAAATGAAAATAAGAAAACTGATCGAAGATTTACTAAAAGATAATTTGCTTGATGATGAAATTATCGTGAGCTATTGGGATAAAAACTATTTTGTCGAAACTAATGAATTTAAAAGGGAAGATGTAGATAAGGTTTGGGAAGAGTTTGTTAATCAAGGGCAGCAGACTGTTGATGGTCATTTAGATTTCACCCAAACTGGTTACGATTTGGGCAGTGATCTCGAAAAACTAATTAAGGATAATGATGGAGAGTGAAGATTTGCTGCCCCCTTGGGTTGCACAACCAAAAACTAATAGCTTCGGTCAAGAGCTTTTGAAATGGTCTCTGTTTTCGATCTTGGTTATGGTTACTTTTGGGTTTGTTTTAATGTTCGATAACACTAATGATGGAATGAAGGGAAATCACTAATGAACTTTTACGCATACACAACCGGAGTATCTGGTTTCGGTTTCGGCCCTAACTCTGGCGTTTGGGATTATGTCTGGGCGGACACTATTGCAGAAGCTTTAGCAATAATTCGGTTAGACATTAAATCTGGTCAAGTTTCGGTTCGTAGAGCGGGTATGAGTGAATGGGACTGTGATAATTTCACACTTGCCGGACACTATCCGCACCAGTGATCCGCTAAATCTGGTCAAAATCTGGTCAAAATTTGGTCTAAATCTGGTCAAATTTTGGTCAGTTTTTGGTTTAAATCTGGTTGAAATCTGGTTCGATCTCTGCAAGATCTGGTTACCCAACGCCAGAAGATCACCCCCAGAACACTTTAGGGCAGCTCCGGCTTAGATCACTGGGCTAGCTCATTTCCAGGTTTCGCCCAATAGCTCGAAAACTTACCACACCGAACACCTTAGACACGCCAAAATGAGATAACAAACTTGTTACAAACAAATTCGAGCTAATTCACCAATTTCCAGGTTGAAACCTATAAATTATTAGTTAGGCAATTGCCTAAAACTAATGAAGGGTAAATTATGGAAACTAAAGAAGAGCAGACATATCTTGACACTCTCTATATGTCTAAGGATCAATTCGAGGTTTGGCATTTTATGTGCAGACCTTGCGCTAATGAGTTTGCGGAAGCTAACCGCCTAGTTTGGGCTAGAGACCCGCTTAGGCAAATTGAAATAGCTCCGGCATACACTAAAACTGTGCAGCCTAGACCAGAAGGGGAAGAGTTCGAACCGATTAGTTTTGAACCCTTTACTCTGGAAGGTTTAGACACTCCCCCAACTTGTGAAACTTGCGACATTTATCTAGAAGGGTATCTGTCTAGTTACGGGGTTGATTACATTACAGACCCCGCTAATGAATTTCCGCAACATATTATTAAGCTTTATCTAGGCGAAAACTAATAGAAGGGTAATCAACTAATGGCAACATATAAAGAACCTAAGTTCTACAATAGAGACGGCAGTTTAACCGCCTATTCTTTAGCTTGCGGATATGTCCAAATTCTGGGCAATGGATGGAAGCTTTATCAAGATGGATGCTATCACTTGCAACGCTCTAATGCCGAATGGCACACCTTTAGTTCTTTAACTGAAGCTCGCAAAACCTACAAACAACTAATGAAGGGTCAAAACTGATGGTTACTGTAACCTATAACAACACCGCAACTGAAGCGGACAAAATTGAAGCCGCAAAACATATATTCGAGACATACCACACCAAGGGCGGAAAACTGGAGACAGTGATCCACAAAACAAACAAAACTAACACCGCCTGGACTTACTCAGTCCGGTTATGGTATGTTGATCAGTCTGGTTTAGTAGATAATTTGTATCTTAACTACTATTTGGAGCTTCTAGGTTTCGGTAAGCGCAACCCCGAAGGGTATTTAAAGGGTAACGGGGGCGGCTTCGAGCGGAGCTTCCAAGTTGCATATCAGTTAGGACACGCCCTAAGTAATTACGGGTTTATAGCCGAAGGTTTCGAAAACCAAGGTTACTCTATCGAGCGTTACAGTTTGGCGAACTAATGAAGCCTAATCAAATATTTGTAGGCAAACCGGAAGGGCTAGCAACCTGGACAGATTACCCTAAAACAATTCGGTTGGTTAGACAAATTCAAGCCCCGTTTAGTAATCGGGGAGACTGGGAAGCGGTTAGCGTATATACCCCGAAGGGTTGCAGTTTCCCAGTTTCGGTTAGTCAAATTTGGACAGAAGCGCAAATTAGAGCAACCTTTACAGTCCCCGATTAGCTCTAATCTGGTTTAGATTTGGTCAAATTCTGGTCAAATTCTGGTCATATTCTGGTCATATTCTGGTCAGTATTTGGTTAGAATTTGGTCAGTTTTTGGTTTAAGGGGGGTATTGCTGCCCCAGTGATCCCCCCCCGAACTCACCGGACACCCCCGCCCCTAAACTGATCTCGTGCAGTAACCAAGTTTAGCCCCCCAGTGATCCAGATTAGCCCCCCGAAACCTTTAGGACAGTTCGGGGGGTTTGTCGTATCCAAGTCATACCACACCGAACACCCTAGACACGATAAAGAGAGACATCCAAACCCCCAAAACTGCCCAAAATACCCCCTAAAGCCCTAAAGCTCCCGAAATTAGGGGGGTAAATAGGTTACAGACACGCCCAACAATTGTTATCAAATACCTTGCCTAATGGGGTTGCCCTAGGGCATACTTGTTATGTGAGCAAGAGCGCTCACCTAAACAAAGGGATAAGTTATGAACGATTACAGACACGGGATATTGACCCGTATTAGCACAGAACTAGAAGGGGTTGAATGGCAAGAATTGCCAGAAGGGGTTAGAGACTTTATCGGTCATTACGAGACCCTAAGCCCGCACATTGAATATCCGCTTTACCTATTTACACAATTAGGCGAATGGCAGTTAATTATCGGGTTCGGGGATACAGACCCGTATATGTGGGATGGAACTATCTACTGGCAGATACAGAGAGACTATTCCACAAGTGATTACTATTCGGGCGAAATTGCTAACGGTTCGCCTAGGTATGTTTTATGGACACTATTCGACCAACTAGATGAAGAACTAAAGAAGGGGGCTAACTAATGCCAACTCATTACCTAATCGCCCTAATCGCCCTTGGGGCGTTCTTTACGGGGCGAATTTACCAACACCTAATAAACAACAGTTACGACAAGAAGAAGGGCAACTAATGGAAACCGCAAACCGCAAACTAATAACCAGACTGCTAATGCTGGAGCAAGAGAGCATAGTTACCGAACTAGAGCAAGTATTCGCCCAAATTAGGGCTAACGATGGAATAGTTACCGAAGAGACTAACGGGCAACTAAACGACATCTATCCACGCCTAGAAGCCGTTAGAGACACCATTACCAAGTTCGGGGCAACCCGCCCCAAGTTGCAGACCTACACTTACCTAACGGGCGATATTGTGGAGATAGAAGCCCATTCACTCGAAGAAGCGGAGCGCAAACTAGAAGAGATGGATTACGAGACCATAGAAGCCCAGAGTGTGTTACAGAGTATCAACTAACCCCCAGTAACCCCCTAAGCCCCCTAAAGCTCTCAAAGTTTAGGGGGTTTAGTCATACCCCAGACACTCGTTGCAGTGATCCACAAACCAGACACCAGACAAACCCCGAAACTGATCTTATACAGTAACCCCAAACCCCCGAACCTGGACAAACCTAAAACAAATACTTACCTAGGTAAATAAAATACTTACATAGGTAAAATTTACCTCGGTAACTAATCCAAGGGGGGGGGTGGAGCAAATCATCCGGCAGCCCAAGATCCCCACACCCCGCTCGA